GTGCCTGCCGAGTTGATGAAATGGACCAAGGGCGGCGGCAAGGTGCTGCCAGGGCTGGTGCGCCGCCGCCAGGCGGCAGGCGCATGGTGGACCGCACAGGATCAGGCGCATGATGAACAAGAGGACCGTGCAGAACCTGATGCTCCTCCGAAAAGAACTATGGCAGACAGCAAGCAAGGTAACGCGGCGCTACTCACGGCAGGGCTCGGAGGTCTGGGCGCAGCTAAGGAGATCGCTGCACAGGCGAAGGATGCGTCTGACGTGGCGGATCAGTTCATGGGCCTACTCAGCAACACAAACTTCGTCATCATGGTGGCGATCATTGGCGCGGGCGCGGCCATCTGGTTCTGGCGCAAGAAGCACATGGATGAACACGGTGTTTAGTCTGCTGTTCACGCCGCTGGGGCGTTACGCCGTCATGGGCGTCATTATTGTAATGGCGCTGTCCGGCGTCTACTACAAGATCCGCAGAGACGCAGTGGCCGAGGTTGAGGCCGCTGCGACGGCAGACGTGCTACGGAGGACGGGCAATGCGATTCGTTTTGGCGATGCTGTTAACACTTCCCCTGACCGGGTGCGTGACCCTGACCAGCACCGTCGAGACTAACGGCGCGGTCTGCACGGTCTGGAAGGACGTGTCGTGGTCGTCCAAGGACACCACGGCGACCATCATCGAGGTCAAGCAGAACAACGCCCGCCGCGAGGGTTGGTGCGCTAAGTGAGCGCCATCACACGCGGGAACTCGGCATCGCCAAGGATCTCCATGCGCTCCCGCGCCGCCCGTAACATCGTGTAGCGTTGGTGCAGGCGGATCAGCACCGACTGCCGCTGCTCGCCCACGCGCTCCTCGTCCAGCATCTTCTTGATGGTGTCCTCGTCCAGATCGGGCAACACCTTGTTGATCTCGCGCCAGTTCATGTCTTCAATTCCTCAAGTGCTATGTCTGAGATCGCCCGCTTGTCCTGAAGCGCGCCCCAGATCCGTTCGTCTATAGTTTTATTACAGATCAGCAGATAACACCAGACATCCCGCGTCTGGCCGCCCCGGTGGATGCGCCCCACCGTCTGTTCGAACAGTTCCAGCGACCACGGCAGCGACAGGAAGATCATGTTGCAGCCGCCAAACTGTAGGTTCAGGCCGTGCCCGGCGGACTTGGGATGGATCAGCAGCATCTCGATCTCGCCCGCGTTCCATCGTTTGATGGCGTTGAAATCGTCAATCGTCCGCGCCAGCGGATACCGGCGCAGCAACTCGGCAAGTTCTTCTTTGTAATTGTAGACGATGATCGTGTTGGCGTGTTGGTTCTCGTTCAGGATCTCGTCCAGCAGATCGAACTTGTGCGTTGAAAACCAGATGGCCTTTTGTCTCTGGAGAAATTTGCCGGGCTCCGGCAGCGCCTCCGTCTTGGTGTCGTAGACGAACCCAGACGCCATCTGCTGGAGCTTGTTCGTCACGGCGGCGGCGTTCGCCGCGATGACCCGATCTTCGCCATACTCCAGCACGAATTCGCGCTTCATCTTTTCGTAGGGCTTGCGGTCGGCCATGTCGCAACGCATTTCCACAACATTTAACTGCGGCAGTTTGTCGCTGTACTCGCCGGGCTCCAGCACGAAGGTTGCCGGACGGATGGCGTCCATGACTTGCTCCAGCGCGCCTTTGCGCGGTTGCCAGTCGCCGAAGTCGCGGTTGACGCATACAAAGTACTTCTGGAGGAACGCGCCCTTGGCCCGGCCCAGCAGCGTCTGGTCGATCACCTTGCATTGGCCGAACACGTCTTCAAGCCCGTTGGACGTAAATGAGCCGGTCAGACCCCACCGGAACGGGATCTTGTCGAGGTGCGCCAGCAGCGCCTTGAAGCGTTTGCCGCTGGGGTTCTTGAGCCGCGTCAGCTCGTCAAAAACGATGCCGTCGAAGCCCGACAGATCCGGTAGCGATTGAATGTTGTCGTAGTTGGTCACCACGATAGGCGCGGCGCTGTCAAATGCCACTTGACGCTGCGCTGGCGTCCCGATGGCGACGGCGATCTCAAAGTCTGGAGCCCACTTGGGTTGCTCGACCGGCCACACGTCCGTGCAGACGCGCTTGGGGGCCAGCACCAGCCAACGCTTGACGTGCCCCTCCGCGATCAGCTCGGTCATGGCCGTCAGCGTGATGGCCGTCTTGCCTGCGCCCACGGGCGCAAGGATCATTGCGCGGTCTCGTTCGAACAGGAAATCGGCGGCTTGTTCTTGGTAAGGTCGTAACGTGAGGCCCATTCATCCACCCCTTCTTTGGACCAAAGGCAGGCGTATCGCTGCTCCAGCCGTCGCATGTCCAGTGCAAACAACTCTTGAAGTGGCGACAGACGCCCACCTTTTGTCTTGAGTTCTACAAACCACGTCTCGCCGTTCGGCATCCACGCGATCCGATCCGCCACCCCAGCTTGGTTTGGCGATTTGAACTTGTAGGTAAGCCCCTGCCGTAGCATGACCGCCCACACGAAATATCGTTCGATCTCGCTTTCTTTCATAAAAAAATCTATTGCATGTTCGTAAAAGAAAGTCTAGTGTCCGTCAGTCAACAATCCACTGAGGTAATCTAATGGCTCAACACTCCAACATTGTCGGCGGGTCCACCGCCAAGCGCGTCATCAACTGCCCTGGCTCCGTGGCGCTCGTCGCCCAGATGCCGCCCAAGCCCTCCAGCGTTTACGCCGACACCGGCACATTGCTCCACAACGTCATCGCCGACGTGCTGGACGGCAAGGCCACCGCGCAAGATTTCCTTGGCGCTGTCCATGCGGACGTGACGCTCGATCAGGATCTGATCGACAACAAGTTGCTGCCCGCGCTGGCGGCGCTGAACGAGATCGACCCTGACAGGCAGATGGAGTTTGAGACCGAGGTGGTCGTCGGGTTCGGCGATCTGCTGCCCGACGTGTTCGGGTCCGCCGACATCGTCGGTCGTATCGGCGACACGGCGTACATCGTGGACTGGAAGTTCGGCGATGGCGTGGCCGTCGATGTTGAAGAGAATCCCCAGCTTATGTTCTACGCTGCTGCGGCCATGCGGACCCCTGCAGCCCAGTGGGCGTTCGAAGGTGCGACCAAAGTCGAGCTGGTCATCGTGCAGCCGCCCTACGTCAAGCGTTGGGAGACGACCCCGCGCCGCATCCAACTGTTTGAGAAGGAGTTGATGCAAGCCGTCAAGGTTGCCCAGCGTCCTGACGCGCCGCTGGCGCAAGGCGAGTGGTGCCGCTGGTGCGCCGCCAAGGCCGTGTGCCCCATCATGACCGGCGCTGCTGACCGGGCGCTGGTCTCCGCGCTGAAGAACGTCGATGTCGCCAGCATGTCGGACCATCTCAAGATGGCGGACCAGTTGGAAGGCTGGATCAAGGAGGTGCGGGCGCTGGCGATGCAGACGTTGGAGGCTGGCCTGCCGGTGCCCGGCTACAAACTTGTTCCCAAGCGCGCGCTGCGCCAGTGGGTGAATGAAGGAAAGGCTCTTGACGCCATGTGCGATCTGGGGCTCGATGTAAAGGAATTGACAGAGACGAAGTTGCTGAGTCCTGCACAAGCCGAGAAGGTGTTGAAGAAGCACAAGCTCGCGCTGCCTGCGGATCACGTCGTCGCTGTTTCATCGGGTAACACGCTGGCGTCAGAGGATGATCCTCGCCCGGCGGTGTTGCAGATCGGCGCACAGTTGTCCGCCGCTCTTGGTAAACTCGTCTAAGGAGAATGGTAATGTCAAATCTTACAGTATTCGGTGGCGCTAACCTTCCTTCCGTTTCGTCTCTTGCCTCTAGCTTGCGCTCGATCAGCGCAGGCGTTCCTGACGGCGCGGGTTCTGTCATCATCAAGATGGACAAGACCGGCCATTGGGTGTTCGGCGCAGAGCAGACCGAGATCGAAGACGACGCTACATGGGCGATCAATCCTTTCAGTTTTGTCCACGGCTTTATTGCTTGGGGCGAAGGTGAGGTTCTTGGCGAGAAGATGGTGCCGGTGTCGCAGCCGCTGCCTGAACTCGACGTTGCGCCGCCTGCCGCCAAGCGCGGCTGGGAGGTGCAGGTTGGTCTGTCCCTGAAGTGCATGTCCGGCGAGGACAAGGATCTGGAAGGCCGTTACACGGTTACGTCCGTGGGCGGCAAGAAAGCGGTGCAGCAGCTTGCGCTTGCCATTGCCGCTCAGGTCGATAAGGACCAGACCAAGCCGGTACCCGTGGTGCGCCTGAAAAAGGAACACTACGTCCACAAGTCCTACGGTCGCATCTATACCCCCGTCTTCGAAGTTATTGAGTGGGTCGGGATGGACGGTGCGCCTGCGGAAACCGAGGCGGCGGAAGCTGTCACGGACGACACCCCTTCTGAGTCGCGTCGCCGTCGTCGCAGCGCGTAAGGAGGAGTGAAAGCGGGCGCCAGTGGTCCTCCCCCCGCTGGCGCCCGTGAGTATCTACAGCCCATGAAAACTCTCTGGCTTGATTTCGAGACGCGGAGCAAGTGCGACTTGCCTTCGCGGGGCGTGTACAACTACGCCCAAGACATCAGCACTGAGGTGCTGTGCATGTCCTACGCCTTCGATGACGACGAGGTGGTGACCTGGTTGCCCGGTCAACCATTCCCCGCCGCTGTCGCAGACCATACCGGCCAGATCCGCGCGCACAACGCTGCGTTCGAGCGCCTGATTTTCTGGTTCGTGCTGTGCCCCGATCACAAGATCCCTGAGCCCAAGCTGGCGCAGTTCTACTGCACGGCGGCGCAGGCGCGCGCCAACTGCGCGCCCGGCTCGCTGGAAGATGTGGGGCGCTTTGCTGGCGCATCCATGAAGAAGGACCACCGGGGCTCGCAACTGATTCGGCTGCTGTCCGTGCCACAGGCTGACGGGTTCTTCCGGCAAGACCAAACGCTGATGGCCGAGATGGTGGCTTATTGCGAACAAGATGTCCGCGCCATGCGTGCGATCAGCGAAGGTATGCGTGACCTGTCCGCTGACGAGCTGGTTGATTACCACGTCAACGAGCGCGTCAACGATCGGGGCGTCCGTGTCGATGTCGAGCTATGCAACGCTGCCGTGCGTTACGCCACCGTCGAGCTGGACGAGATTCAGCAGATCGTGCGCGAGGTGACGGACGGCGCGATCACCAGCGTCCGCAGTCCCAAGATGCGCCAGTGGGTGCTGGACCGTGTCGGGCCGCAGGCGCTGGAGTTGATGACGGTCTTCAAAGACGGCGAGGCCAAGTATTCTATCGACAAGTCCGTGCGTGGCAACCTTTTAATTCTCGCTGGAGAAAATCCTGATGAAGTGCCGCCCGATGTCGCTGAGGTCATACAATGTGCGGACGACCTATGGGCTTCGTCGGTCGCGAAGTTCCAACGCGCCGCTAATCTCGCTGATCGAGATGATGGACGAGTGCGTGGGGCGTTTGTCTTTTCTGGGGGTTCAGCAACGGGCCGTGCTTCGAGCTTTGGACTGCAAGTCCACAACTTCCCCCGCAAGTGCGCGAAAGAACCTGAACTAGTTCGCGCTGCGATGGTGCAGGGCGGCGAGATTGTCCCCCAGTACGGCAAGCGCGTCACTGACGTGCTGAAGCAGATGCTGCGCCCGGCGCTGCTGGCCGAGCCCGGCAATGCCTTAGTGGTGGCCGACTGGTCGTCCATCGAAGCGCGCGTCAATCCGTGGCTGTCTGGCCGGGGCGACGATAAACTGGACATCTTCCGAAATGGCGGCGACGTTTACAAGGTGAACGCATCGGCAACATTCCGTGTGCCTGTCGCCGAGGTGACGGGCGACCAGCGCCAGGTCGGCAAGGTGCAGGAACTGGCCTGCGGCTTCGCCGGTGGCGTGGGCGCGTTCGCTGCGATGGGCCGGATCTACGGCTTGTTGCTGCCTGAGCCTGAGGCCCGGCGCATGGTGGACGGGTGGCGCAGGGCAAACCCGTGGGCCATGCCGTTCTGGGACAGTTTGGAGCGGTGCTACACCGCCGCCATGCGTCACAAGGGCAAGGAGTTTACCGCCGGGCGCATTACTTACTTGTTCGACGGCGTTCACCTCTGGTACGCTCTGCCGTCTGGGCGCATTCTCTGCTACCCATACGCCAAGCTGGAGGAAGACGGCGTCACCTACGCCAAGGCGGCATGGAAGCCCGCCGCAGACGCCAAGGAGTGGCCCCGCGCCCGCCTGTGGCGTGGTCTGGCTTGCGAAAACGTTACGCAAGCGACGGCCAACGACATCTTGCGCTACGCTCTTCGTTCGCTCGATGCAGAGGGGTTCGAACCCGTCCTGCACGTCCACGACGAGATCGTGCTGGAGACCGCAGATCCTGTAGCAGCCGAAGAGGCCATGCAGCGCGCGATGTGTACGCCGCCCGCATGGGCCGTAGGTCTGCCGCTGGGGATCGAGACGACGACGATGACACGCTATGGGAAGGGGTAGGACATGCTGCAAGAACAACAATTCTACGACTACATCACGGGGCTCGCCCCAGCCGGCGAGACGGCGCTGCTGGTGCGCCAGAAGCCCGTCATGCGCGACGGTGAGCAGCAGACGTTTCTCGACGGTTCGCTGAAGTACACTTGGCCCGCGTACATGCCCACCAAGCCGCGCAAGGAAGGCGAGGCATGGTATCTTAACACCGGCTCGTTCATGGCGTCACGGTTCCTTGACGGCAAGCCCAGCGCCAGCGCCGCCAATTGCGACTACGTCCTGTGCATGATGCTGGACGACATTGGCACCAAGTCCAAAGTGCCGCCGCTGGCTCCGACATGGATCATGGAGACCAGCGAGGGGTCATTCCAGTGGGGCTACGGCTTCACTGATCAACCATCCAAGGGCGAGTTCAGCGCGGCCATCACCGCCATCGCGGAGGCAGGCTACACAGACCCCGGCGCGACCAACCCTGTACGTAATTTCCGCGTTCCCGGTTCTGTCAATCTAAAGCCCGGTCGCGATCTCTTCCGTTCACGTTTGGTTGAATTCCACCCTGACCGTGAGTACACGCTGCCGCAGATCTGCGAGGCGCTGGGCGTCACGCCAGCGGAGGCCGACACCGCGCGCGTCCTGTCGTTCAAGCTGCGCGACACCGGCAAGGATACTGTGCTGGAATGGCTGAACGATAAGGGTCTGGTGCTGTCGCACGTTAACCCTGAGGGCTGGATGGGCATCGTGTGCCCCAACAACGTCGAGCACACGGACGGCCAGATCGGAGCCCGCTACAAGCCTCTGGACCGCTCGTTCTGTTGCTACCACGGTCACTGCGAGGGCTTCAACACGCAGGCGTTTCTGGCGTGGGTCCACGACAACGGTGGCCCGCGCGTCTCGCCCGGCCTGCGCGACGAGTTGCTGGCGGCGCACATGCAGTCCACTCTGTCCAAGCTGTCGCCCACCGCCGCCTTCCCTGACGAGGCGGCGCGTGTCATCGCCGAGGTGGAGCGCAAAGAAGTTGGACGCGTTGACAAGGCGAGTTGGTACGAACGGTTTGCTTACGTCATCGAAGACGACGCATACTTTGACATGGACGCCCGCACCGAGTTGAGCCGTCACAGCTTCAACGCCATCTTTCGCCATGTGTTCTGCAAATCCATTCACGTCACCGGCAAAACCGCGCGGCGCATCGAGGCCAGCGTCTGCTACGACGAGAACCGCAGCGCCGCTAACGCGCGCCTGCTGCGCGGGATCACCTACGCTGCGGGTGACGGCGTCCTCGTCTCGCGTGACGGCGACGTGTACGGCAACCGCTGGCGCGACGCGCGCCCTGACTTGACCGGCGTGGCCGCTGGCGACGTGTCTCGATGGCTGAATCATTGCCGGGTGCTGGTGCCCGAGGAGGCCGAGTTGAACCATTGCCTCGACGTGATGGCGTTCAAGCTCCAGAACCCCCGCGTCAAGATCAACCACGCCATTTTGCACGGCGGCGACGAGGGCTCCGGCAAAGATACGATGTGGGCTCCGTTCATCTGGAGCGTCTGCGGCCCAGGTCTCAAGAACAGGGGGCTGGTGGACAACGATGGACTCAACTCCCAATGGGGTTACGCGCTGGAGTCGGAGATTTTGATCCTGAACGAACTGAAGGAGCCGGAGGCGTCGCAGCGCCGCGCGCTTGCCAATAAGATGAAGCCGATCATCGCCGCCCCGCCGGAGACGCTGCCGATCAACCGCAAGGGGCTGCATCCCTATGATATGGTCAACAGGATGATGGTGCTGGCGTTTACGAACGATCCGGTCCCGATCTCGATTTCGTCCGGCGATCGTCGCTGGTTCTGTATCTGGTCCGCTGCGGGCCGTATGGACGCCAGCGCCGCGCGGAGCCTGTGGACTTGGTACAAGCATGGCGGGTTCGAGACCATCGCCCGGTGGCTGGCTGACCGCGACGTGAGCGCCTTCAATCCGTCTGCGCCGCCCATTTGGACCGAGTTTAAGGAAAACCTTATTGAGTCAGGCATGAGCATCGCAGAATCGTTTATCTTGGATCAAATCCGCGCCAAGGTCGGCGAGTTTTCGAAGGGCGTTGTTTCTACGCCGTTCTTCAAGCTGTGCCAGTTCTTAACGGTCAACGCGCCTGGCGGCGTCAAGATTCCGCAGGCAGCGTTGCTGCACGCCCTCAAGGAGGCCGGATGGGTGGATATGGGGCGCATTGGATCGTTCGAGCATTCCAGCAAGCGCCACATCTACGCCGCGCCTGATCTAGCGCGGACGCAGACCAAAAGCTATCTGCGAAACTTGCTAGAGCCTGTCGCCAGCGCGGAGAGTAACGTGCGCGATTTCCCCGGCAAGAAGCCCTGAACGAAAGACCCCCGGTTGCGTGGGCGACCGGGGGCAAGTTGCGTTTCGAACAAACACTAGGACTAGGCTACTAGACACCTCACAATCTACGCCGGGGCGAATGCTCCGGCGATCCGGCTCTCACCGGATAGGTTTTGCGGCAAGCGCCGCATGTTCGTCGTCGTCGCGCAGGGCGTGGGTCGCGACGGACCATGCGCTCTCAATCTCGCGGGGCGGTGTGTCTTCAATGACGCGCAGCGCAGCGCGCAAGTTTTCCACCTGATATTCCAACACCTCAACCTGGTTGCTTAACGCGCGGGCAGTGGAGCGGTCGTCTACGCCCAACAAGCAAAGCAGTTCTTCGATCTCATGTTCCATCTCTTCATGGAATTGTTGCTTGCGCCGCCCGTCGCAGTAGTAGGCCAGCAACGCCGCCTCATGGATTGCCTTGCCCGCGATTTGGATCTTCACATACGCGATTGCATCGTGTTCGTTTACGTCGATTTGAAATGCCATTGTAGTCTCCCCTTGGTTGACGGTAAACCATCGCACGTCAGCGCGATGGCGTAAAGGATTATTCTGCGGTCAGCTTGCGCCCCATTGTCGGATTGTTGCGCCCGCGCACGTCAGGGTTAGGCCAGACCCATATTTCGCCAGTGTCGTCCTGGATGCAGACCCATAGCAGGTGGTGTTCGTCGCCGTTGTCGATCAGGAAGTGCGCCAGCGCCCGCCCTAGCGGGGTCGTCAGTGGCATGGTCGGGTTTAACTGCAAGATCATCCCCGGCCCTCCGTCAGGAACGTTGGCGCGTCCAGCGGCTCATCGTCTGGCCGGTCGGGCATGGTAGCGCGGGGCATGGCGACGGGCGCCTGCGCCTGCACCAGGTCGCGCAGCACCAATTCAAAATAACCCGCACCGTCTTGCCAATGGTCGGGGAAGCTAGGGTCGCCGCACAGGATGCGCGCCACCTTGTCAGCGACCACCTCCAGCGCCTGCGCCTGCGCCACGTCAAGGCGGTTCCAATTGCGTGACGTCCGCATCAAGTTCTTGATGGCCTGCGAGTAGCCCGCAACTTCGCGAAACGCGCCGTGGGTCTGTTCGCGGTCGGATAGGATCTGGTCTGTGATGCTCATTTCTTTCGGTCCTTTTTCGGCTGTAGGGCGTTCATGATGGTCGTGTGGTCGCGTCCGCAGAAGATCCCGATCTTTTTCAGCGACCACCCGTGTTTGCGGAGCGCCTTGTAGACGGCGGCGCGTGCGACCGTGTAAGGCAGGGTGCGGCTTGGACCCATCGCGTCGGTCCAGGTCATGCCGTGGGGCGCGAGCGCGGCCTGAGCGATCCGCCTGGCGGCGGACATGGTGTATTGATACGCCAACACGGGTTCGGGTTCGGGCGCCGGGGGCTCAGGTTCCGGTTCGGGCGCAGGTAGCACGGGTTGCCGCCAGGGCGGTGGTGGCCCGACGTTGAGGCGGGCGCGTACCTGCTTGTAGTGGTCCGTTAGCGCGGTGTAATAGTCCGTCATGGCACCATCTCCATCAGCCAGCGCCGGGCGTCCGCCTCGTTCCTAGCGTAGCCCAGCGCGCCCAGGACGGTCACGCACCTCCAGGCTCTAGAGCCGGTGCGCTTGTAGCGGACGGCGGCGTAGTGGCCTAACACACGGTTAAAATACGAGACCGTCCGAGTTGCGTCGGGGTGGATTTCGGTTGTGGTCACGTTACGCCCTCCTGTTCTGAGCGCGCACCGCGCGCAGGATCTCTTGCCCATCGCTCGCCCACACGCCGGACGCGCAGGGGCACGGGTGCGTCGGAAGCTCGCGGGCAAGCTCGCGGGCCTGCAAGGCGCGTATGGCGGCCATGACGGCTTGGCCATACGCGCGGCGGTCGGCGTCGGGCGCGCGCCTGTAGCGGTCCAACCCGGCAAGGTGAGGATAGGGTTTCGTTTTCTGGTCGCCATGCGGGTCGGCGATGGATTTCTTGCGCTTTGCCATGTTCATGTTCTTTCTATCAGGCGTTCGGGCCGTGGAAGATGTTTTCGATAACGCGCATATAAGCTTGGATCACGTCGATGCGGGTCAAGAGGTGGTCGCATGTGCCAACTAGATCTTTGCGCGCCTTGGTCGCGCGCCCGGCGGCCTTCAAGTCGCGCATGGCGATGTCAAAGCGGCGCTTGGCCTCGGCGACGAGCGCGGTCTTTTCCGCCAGGGTAGTGCGGCGGGCGGTAGTGGTCAGGGCGGTGGGGCGGTAGATGGTCAACATGTGCGGCGTTCCCTTGCGTTGTTTCGATGACCTATCTTCGCATATGGGTTCCGCTTGTCAACTATTCTTTTGCAGAATTTAAAACTATTTTTCGATTTTCTTTTGATATGTCAAGGACTTGACAGTGTCGGGATGCTGACATGTCGGGATGCTGACATGTCGGGATGCTGACATGTCGGGATGCTGACATGTCGGGATGCTGACATGTCGGGATGCTGACATGTCGGGCT